TATCACATTTTATATTTTCAGGTTTAATTTTAAAACATTCACCATCATATTTATAAACATATGTTTCAATGTCATCCAAAGGAGGTGCTTTAATTACATTACAATTTATACCTTTACATGAAGCACGAAATAAACATGCTAAACCTAATCCCAATACCACAGACATTAAATATTTACCACTTTCTGTGTGAAGAAATTTACTTACATTAATTTGCATTTATAATATTTCATTATTTATATTTTTTTTAAAATAAAAAATATGATATAAAATAAAAAATATGATATAAAATAAAAAATCAGTAAATAAACACAATGATATAAAATTTAATTTAAATTAAAATTGATAAAAATACATGATTTTTATGAATTAAAATATTCAAATAAATGTTTAACTTATTTTATTTTTGGAGTGGAATATCTTTAATATCAAATGGATTTAAAGGACATTTTACCTTAATTGGTTTAAATTCAAAACATTGTCCTGCTTCATCCTTATATTGATATTTTAAATAATTATCAATTGTCGGATAGATATAAATATCTTTCGTTTCTGGACCTAAAGTATATGTAAAAAATATACCTATTGAAAAACTTAATAAAAATGTGTATATGCAAATATATTTTGTAAACATTTTATTTATATTATTAGAAAATATAATATAATTTGAAAAAATAAAAATTAAGTTGCTTGATTTAACATTATATTTTTATTGTATCTTTTAATTTTTCCAATTTTTTCTTCTTGATTTTTTTCTTTAATATTTTGTTTGTTTATTTCAATATTTGATCCTCCTTTTTTTTCTTCATTATTTGTATAATCTTCATCATCTTTATTATTATTAACATCATCAACAATTATTCTTTTTTTTCTTATAATTTTTTGAGAATTTTCTTGTTCAATATTATTATTTTCATCAGATTTAAATATAATTTCTGTATTAATTGTTCTGTTGGTATTTACATTTGAAGATTGATTATTATTTATATTACTTTTACTTTCTTCATTTTCATTTCCATCTTCATTTTTATCATAAATAACTAATCTTCTTTTTAATGTTTTTGGTTTTGATATATTTTTTTCAATTAAAGAATTTTTTAATGTTTTTGATTTATTACTTTTCTGTTCTTTTGATTCTTTAGTTTCTTCTATTGGAATAAATTGTTTTTGTTGATTATTTTGTTGGTTATTTTCAGTTTCAGTTTTTAATTTTAATTTTGTCGATTCTTTTTTTAATTTATTTCCTTTTATAAAACTTACAACTTCATCAACAAATGCATCATAAAAATGTTTTCCATCATATGAATATTTATTTTGAATTAATGAATGTATTTTATTTTTATCATCATAAGATACATACATTATTTTATATTTTAATTCTCTAATTCTTTTTATTTTTGGATAAATATCATCCAAATAATTTTTAATTGCATTTTTTAAACTTTCTTCATCATTTCTTTTTAAATATTCATTAATTTTTTTTTTAAAATTTAAAATATCATCTTGATTTAGTGTTGAAATTAAATTATTTAATTCATCCATTTCTTCAGGATTATCATTTACAAATATATTTTCTTCATTTAATTTTGTTAAAATTGAATATTCTTCTTTGATTTTATTACTTAATTGTTCGAACAATTTCAAATATTCATCATTTTTATTTTTAGTATCTAAAAATAATGTTTTATTTTTTAATAATATTATATCTAATTGTGTTTTATTTATTTTCTGTTTTATTTCATTAATCATTGAACTATATGATTCACGTGCTGATCGATGTATTTCTATATTTAAATCACATGGATTTAATACATCTCCACATTTTGCAGTAAATACAACAACATCAAACTTATTATTATATTTTTCATAATATTTTCTTTCAAATATTGTACCAACATTTTGTTTGCAATTTATACATTGTGGTTTTAATAATTTATTATATAATTCTCTTTTTTTTGCTTTTGATCTTTTACTATTGACAATGTTATAAACATATTTATTATAATATTTTATTTCATAATTTTTTTTTAATTTATAATATTCTCTTAAACTTTCCATAACATTTTCTTCGTTATTTTCTTCATCATTTTCTTTATTATTTTTTTTATTATTTTTATTTTCTTCATTATTTTCTTCATTATTTTCTTCATTATTTTCTTCACTATTAGTTTCACTTTTTGAAGAATTTGAAGTATTTGATTCATTCGATTCATTCGATTCATTCAATTCATTATAATTAGTTATTTCATCATTTGATTGTAAAACGTTATTTTCATCAATAAATTCTGGAGAATTAAAAGCATCGTCATTAAAATTTAATTCAATCATATTTATATCATCATTTTCTTTTACAATTAAAATATTTTCATAATTTTTAATAAAATCTTTTATATAATTTACTGCATTATCAATGTCATTATAAACAACACTATAAATTTGTACACATTCTTCAGTTAATTTATGACTTATATTTTTTATATTATCAATCATAACTAATAAAAATAAATCATAATTGTTTGAAGATTTTAAATTATTAATAAATGAATCATAATAATTTTCTTGTTTGTTTTCATTTTCTGTTCCAATTATAATTACGATTGCATTTTTTTTTTCTTGAATAGTCGATCCATTGAACGTTGGTAATGTTTTTCTAATAAAAATTGGATTATTATTTAATATGTCATTTTTATCATTTGTAAGTAATTTATTGAATATTGTTGGATGTTTTGATATCCAATAATTATTATACCATTTTACATAATGAACTTTATGATTTTTATATTCATAATATGGACTAATTTTCTTAAATACTGATAAAAAAAATAATTCATCAAATGCTTTATTTTTTGGAATTTTTTTTGCAACATTAGTAAATATTTTTGAATTGTATAAATTTTTTAAATATGTTGTTTCATTAAAAATATTATTATTTTTTATCATTTGTTCATCAAATGGAGTTTGTTCATCATTTTTTAATTTATTCATTGCCCTAAATAATAAATTGACATCATGTCTTCTTAAAGCAAACCATTGAGATGTTTTATTTGTTTCTGATTCTATTAAATCGAACATTGATAATTTTTTATTTTCTAAAAAATCATGACATTGATTAAAATTCATCAATGGAAAACTATCTTCAGAACACAATAAAAACCAATCTGAACCATTTTTAAATGCTTGGTCTAATAATAATAAAGTTGCAATTATTATACTTTCATTTCCCCATGATGTATCAATATTATATTTACTTAATTTTGAAATCCAAGGTTCAGTTATTTTATTTTGATATTTAGCATGAATTATAATTTCACAATTTGGATTATCTAAATATCCTTTTTGTCTCCAAAAATATTCATGCAATGGATTTTCATAAGTTAAAAATAATAAACTTATTTTCATTTTATAATATATGATAATAATTTATATATTTTATAATGTATAAATTATTTATTACTTATATTTTTTTATAATGTATATTTTATAACACACATTTTTATAAAACAGTTGTTAAAAATTGTTCTAATGTTGATTTAATTGGTTTTGCGTCAAATTCAATAACTTGTCCATCTTTAATCAATTTAATTGTTGGATATCCTTCAATTTTATATTTATTTACCAAATCTTCAATTTCACCACTTTCTGTTGTACAATTATATTCTTCAAATATAACTGTATATCCATTAATTACTTTTCCATCATATTCTTCTTTTAAAGCATTCCATTCAGGTTTTGCAGTTTTGCAATGAGGACACCAATCAACATAAAATAACATTAAATTCGCAGTTTTATTTGACATTTCTTCATCACTGTTATTTTCTCTATTTGCATTATAAGTTATTTTATCAGATAAAATATTTTTCCAAACAAAATATGCTGATATTAATCCTAATATAACAAGAATACCACCAATAAAATAATAATTTGATGTTAATTCTGATAATTGTAAATAACTCATTATATATTTATAATATATATTTTCAGTAATAAAATAAACGAATGATTTTTATAAATTATATTTTATATTTTTTATGAAAAATATATAAGTTGTAAAAAATATATATAATTATATAATGTATAATGGTAAATAATTCAAATTCTGTTGATGAAATAACAAATAAAAAATTAAAAAAAAGTAATAAAAATAATAAACTTGAAAAAAGTAATGATCCTGAAAAATATGAAAATTCTAAAAAAAATAAAAAAAGTTTAAAAAAAAATAAAACTAAAAAAAATCATATTTTTTCATCTAAAGATTATAGTTCAAATGATGGGTTTTTAACAACTGTTTGGGGACCAGCTCAATGGCATATGCTACATACTATCAGTTTCAATTATCCAGTAAATCCAACACAAGAACAAAAAAATAATTATAGAAATTACATATTATCTCACCAAAATGTATTGCCTTGTGGTGCATGTCGTAAAAATTTAGCAAGTAATTTAAAGCATCATCCTATAACTATGGATCATATGAAAAATAGACATACATTTTCAAAATATATTTATGATTTGCATGAAATAGTAAATGAAATGTTGGGTAAAAAATCTGGATTAACATATTGTGATGTTAGAGAAAGGTATGAGCATTTTCGTGCCAGATGTGTTGATAAAAAACCAAAAGTTTATCCTAAATTTTTTAAAACATTAAAAAAAAGAAACAAAAGTGGAAAAGAAAAAAATATTGAAAAAGGATGTACAGAACCATTGTATGGTGAAAAAGCAAGATGTATTTTAAATATTGTTCCTGAAGAACAAAAAGGTGAATCTTTGCAAATTGATGAAAAATGTTTGAAAAGTAGAGATTGAAATGATATAAAAAATGTCAGACATTAAAAATCTGAAATGGTCTTTAAATTGTTTTTTTCAAAATATTATATATATCATCAATCATATTTATATAATTTCCTTCAAAATATTCAGATCCTATTTCTTTTTTTAATATATATTTTTGTTTAAAAATATATATATATAATTTTTTCCTCTATTTCTTTTGAATTTTTACAACTCATTTGAAATAATATAACGCTATTTTTTGGATATTGATAAAATCGTCGCATATTATTTTGTGATGTTCTTCCTATTTTATATATGTTTTCTCCAGTTTTTATAAATTCACGTAATTTTATTAAATATATATATTCAATTTTCATTTATAATTTTTACGTTTGTATTTATTTTTATAAAAACAATCAATTTTTAATGATTAAATAATTAAAAATAAATTATGAAACAAAAATTAAAATATGTAAATATTGTATAAATGATTGAATCAATTGATGATATTTCAATTTATGATTTAGATATGGAAGATATATTACAAAATAAGGTAAAATTTGTAGCACCAATAACTGAAGGTAGAGGAATTCAAGCTTATGATGGTGATACTATTAGAATAGCACAATTATTAAACATAAATCATGAAGTTAAAGTTTATGAATTTTCGGTCAGAGTTAATGGTATTGATTGTCCTGAAATAAGAACAAAAAATACTGTTGAAAAAAGATGTTCTCTTCAAGCAAGAGAATTTGCACATCAATTTATATATGATAAAAGAGTTGTATTAACAAACAAAGGTGTTGATAAATATGGAAGAGTTTTAGCTGATGTTAGTGTTGATGGTGTAGATCTAGCAACAGAAATGATACGCAGAAGATATGCTGTTCCATACAATGGTAAGAAAAAAAATGTTCCTGATGATTGGGGCATTTATTTTGATTCAGCATCAGTTACTGGAGGAAAAAGAAATAAAAAAAGTTATAAAAATAAAAAAAATAAATTAAGAAAAAGCAAAAAATATTTTAATTAAAATATATATATTTTTTATAATTTATATATTTTTTATAATTTATATATTTTTTATAATTTATATATTTTTTATAATTTATATATTTTTTATAATTTATATATTTTTTATAATTTATATATTTTTTATA